AGCGCTCCACTTGGATGCCATTTGACATGTAGCAGCGCAATTGATCGAGCTGCTGGAAGTTGTCACTGGACCGTAGTTTTAGGCCAGCAACAGCACACCGTTGATACTCGGGGATAATTTCCTCGGACAGGCATTCGTTGACGTAAACGACCTCGTGCTCTGGGGAGCCATCACAGCTGTGTGTGATTAGTTCTCCGTAATGTGAAACCTCAGCAATGCCGCTGTACTTTTGGAAGAGCCGAGTCGCAGGAATTGGCTCGTCATATTCAACATAATTTTCCGGCAGTACAACCGTATAGCTAAAACCAAATTGAGCGCCGGTAACGCTTACGCCTCTGCGCGTTATGTTCTGAACGCGAGCATGTTTAACAAATGTTTCCCCGGAGTTCCAGGTTCCGGTAAAGCTGTTGACGCTTGTTTCAACAATTTTCCACAAACGAGGTCTTCCGAGTACGCTTTCATCTTTGTAAACCTCAACAGTCAAAGTTAAATCCATTGTTCGCTGGGAATCTCTCGCATAAGTCCAGCCAGATTGTGTGCGGCGTGTTCCAACGGGCAGATCGTTTCCCTCCGGATTTTCGCCAAAGAAGGACGACATTATGTTGCTTAGGTCTATGCTTGAAATCGGATAACCGCTTGCATAGTTGGAATAAACCCCAGGACCAGGGGATACGCAGGTGATTTGCTTGGGAACAACACTAGGGTTGGTTGGGTCTGGCTCGTAGTAGCCATATAGCAGCTTGTCCAGTTGGTCTTCACCGCTTTCCGTTTCCGGCCTGACAGCCATCTGGCTGTGCTTGAAGTAATCACGAGGTTTGACAAACCTGCCGCGACCGCCGATTCGGAACGTGCCCATATAGGTGTCCGAAGTCCACTCCTGATAGCCAGGACGCCCGCCGTCCAACAGAAATATGCTGTCCTCTCCTTTGCTTTGTTGAGCAAAAATTGCAGCGTTGAACGGGCGCAGTCGGAACTCCAGCTGTGAACGTTTTGGGTGGGTAATTCGGATAAAAGAGTAAATATCTACCGGGGAATCTCCCGTTACCCCAAATAGATACCCGCCGATGCTGACCCAGCCTTCGTTGCGGTTGTAATCGCGGACTGTTTCGTTGTTTGCCGGTCTGGCATCCAGCGCGAACACCGACAACCGTTTGGCGTACTGGGTCATCTTGCCGCCACGCAGTTCAACATTGCGCCTGTTTTCCTGCGCCATCTCCGCTGGCGTGGGAAGAGTGTTGAAGTTCGTGATGCCGTTAAACCGTGTCCAAACTTGGGACTTGATGCCGATTTCAGTTACATCGCAACGGCGATTATTTTGGAAGCTGCCCATTTCAAAGCGAAGCAGCGGGTAAAACGCTTCGTCAATGTCGGCATTGGGAAGCCAGCCCTCTTCCGTGATTGCAGCTTCAGCGACAATGCCAATCTTTCGCTGCTGGTTGCTCCAAGCCTCGATGCAGCGCAATGTTGCCGTAAAGCCTCGCTCTCGATGTGCTGGAACTTGGGGGTCGTATGTTTCAGTGGGGCGGTCGATAACAATCCAGGCTGTCCGACCGATCATGAAGGTCGCGCCTAGCGCCAGCAGCTGATCAGCCCGTTCGACTTCAGCGTCAACAGACGAACGAATATCTTCAACCTTCGGCGGTTCGGCGTCAATACCTTCTACGGGGAATGGATCCGGGTTTTGACGGCCTTTCCCGTACAGAACAAGAATTTCGTCCCCTTTGTTGACCTCTACCTCGGTAGTGAGATTTTCCCAGGATGTTGTTTCGTACGGTTCGTTTACGCGGGTCTCGGTGTGGGTCGTAACTGTGCCGGTAGACGCGCTGCGGTGTTCAACAATTCCAATGCGGCGGGCGTAGTTGACGCCAGTTCCGGGCATACCAGCATCTTCAGAAATGGCGTTGCGTTGGTAATCGCCGCCATAGGGATGATTACGTCTTAGGTATAGGTCAACATATTTCTTCTGCTTAATAAGCATCCGGAACTTACGGGTTCCGTCCCAGTCCTTCAGAACCGAAATGACCTCCCAATCAGGGCGAACTGGCGTACCGTTGGCAATGCCCGAATAGACCCCAAATCGAAGTTGGTTTGACGGTGTGAACGCACCACTAAAGGCGGGCTGGTTTGAACCTTCAAATGTCGGGGCGTAAAAGGATTGGTCAGAGTCACCTTGACCGTCGTCAATTGCCAGTGAGCCGTAGCGAAGATTGCGACCTCTTAAGCGGCTGGCGCCATCAGTGATAACAAATCCGCCGTTCCAGTAAAAATCAAAATACTCAGCAAAGATGTTGTCGAGCGCGTTGTTCCCAAGGAATATGCCAGCGAGATCTGGGCGGGACATTGGCCCTTGGCCAGCAATCGTGACTAGCTCGCTGATTTGATGGCTGCCCCAGCTCTTGACACGGGACCAGACCATCGCAGGCGAAACTAAAACGCCACCTGTATGAAATTCGCCGTCGTCATCGACATTTGTAGAGCGCCGAGTAAATACGATGGGCACGACTGTCCCATAAGCTGCTAATTCCTGTAGTGAGCTGAAGCCGTAGGAAGGCGTGAAAATATCTGAAGCTGTGCGACTGCCAAGGTCGCGGCTACTGAATTGAGGTCGGTTTTCCTGGTCTTGCCGGGGCTTTGGCGCCATCAAGATTGACGCTGCAGTTGAGGCGATACCGATAACAAGACTGGCAATTGCAAGGCCTAGTTCCCAGCCATTTTGGACGTCGGGAATACCCGCGTATTCAGCCGGTCGAGCATAACTACGGGTACGAACCTCATGTGCGAACGCCTTGTATTCCTCTTCGCTAAGACCTAATTCGCTGATTAGACGCTTTTCAAACGGAAGTAGTGGCAGGTCGGCCACACGTCGATAGGGCACCATGCCACCGCTTCCAGCTTCTGGTTGATGTAGAGGCATCCCCGACTCCAATAAACCGCAAAGGCTGTTGAACTTTGCGGCAGCAATAGCACGTCACCATCGTACTCAAGCCGATCTACCCTGTTGCACCAGCTCAGCAAGTCCCTGCCAATTGCATACTGTTTGCCGTCGTACCAGTCTTGGCGGCGGGTCGGGTGCTCCAAGCCCAGGCGGTCCAGCACGGTGAACACCAGATTGATGCAGTCCAAGGCTCCGTCTGGGTCGGTGCCATCTGCACCCCAGCGGTATGGACGCCCAATCAGATCAATCACTGCACTCGAACGTTGCTAGTAATTGGCAGGTGACCAACAAGCTGTCTGGTCAAGCGCTTGCGCGGCACGTCTGTTCCGACCGCATCCAGCACGGAAGCCAGCTGCAGTTCCAGCTTGGTTGAGTCCCAGTTGGCGCTAACGATTTGGGCGATATACCGGGTGATCAAGGTGTAATCCGTCTTGTCGTCTGGGTTGATGACCAGAACACGGACGTTGGCAAGGAACTGATTCGTGACGGCTGTTTCCGCCCAGCCCCGGCTCAGGCTGTTGTTTGGAAAGGTCAGTGTGGCTGGCTGGTTGTCCCCGGCTTTGGTTGATGGGACGCCCGAGAAAGCAAAGGGCATAAAGCCGAAATAAGACGTTTCCCCGGTGGTCACATTTACGAAGGGGGCGTCTTCGTTGACCCAGTAGTTCTGAAATTTGTAGTCGCCCAGCGAATTTTCAGTACGCAGGGTTAGGTACTGAGCAAAGGCTAGTTCGTGGCTCATAGTCCGAGCCTCCGGCGGGTGGTCGTATTTTGACGGATGTTGGCCAGCGTGCGCTGTTCACCTCGCAGGGCGCCTTGCTCAGCAGCTGTACGCATACCCCGCTGGAACTGATCGGCGGTGACGTAATCCACGCTGTTGATGCGCTCCACGGTGTAGCGAACGTCGATTGGTGTAGCCACTGCAGTGCCGCCGCCCATTTCGCCTGCTGCCTGTTCGCCGCTTCCAGGGATGACACTGGAACCACGGGCGCCAGCTGCATAACGATTCATGGCGCCACGCATCTTGCTGGCCGGAATGATGTACTCCGGCTCGCCGCCTTCGCCGACAACAGCGCTGGTCGGGCTGGTCACAAAGCCGCCAGTGGCAAAGCCCTGTAAACCTTTGTAGGAGTCGCCAACAAGATCTAAATTGCCTGTTCGTTCCATAAATTGGGTATTAGTCTCTGTGCCGCCTCCACTTCCTGTGGCGCCGCCAAGCGCTCTCAAAATCGTTTGAAGCGCAATCATGACAAGCTGTTTTGCAATAATTTCGGCAGCCATTGCGACGAACGCCTCGCCGATAGATTTGAAGAATGCGGATAAAGCCTCCTGAGCAGTCATAGCTCCAGTTACTAGGCCTTGGAAGGCTTGTTGGAAAGCGTCCCCAATGGCAAAGGCTCCGCGAATTGCAAAGTTAATTGGGTTGGTCAGCTCATTTAGCTCGCCTTTAAGTTTTGCAATCGCCCCTTCAACTCGCTCTACATCTGTCTGGCCTTCACCCGGCCCATTTTTTCCTTTGCCCTCAATAATACCGCGTTGCTGTTTAAGTAGATCAAGTTGTTCTTTAAGTTTATCTACCGCAACTCCACGTGCTTCTGCTTCGGTTATAGAAGATTCGGTTAGAAGAATTTGCTGTTCAATAACCTCAATTTGCTCGTCTTTGTACGCTAATTGCTGAGCAACAAGCTTGTCAAAATTAGCTATACGTTCGGCCTCTGCCGGAAGCATACCTTCGGTTACGAGCCGTAAGTAAGTTTTGGCGTACTGCTGTTCCAGTTCACGATCACGTTGGAGCTCTACAAACGGCGAAGCTGCCTCCCGCAGTGCGTTGGCTTGGGCGGTCGCTTTATCCAACAAAATACGATCGCGCTTAGTTTGCGTTATCGCTTCTTCCAAATTCAGCTCGTCCTGAAGCAATAGACGTTTGAATTCGTAAAGCTTAAGAACTTCTTGAGTAGTTCCGTTTTTAGCGGCTTCACTTAGAGCCAACTCTCTTTCTACTTCTAATGCGGCTTTTCGTTGATTGCCGATGGCTTCGTGCAGGCTCAGGTGCTTTAGTAAAGAAGCCTCTTCACCTTCACTGAACTCCGCTGCTCGCACAGCAAACATCAACGTGGTTTCAACTTGTTTGTATAAAGCGGACTCAGCCGCCAAAGCGGCTTTTTCACGCATTTCAGTGTTTTGGAGTATCTCGCTATCCAACTGTTTATTCTTTATCGCAAGATCTAAATTGGCTTTTCTTATCATTGCTAAGTTCTTTTCCTTGTCAAAGATTTTGCCGATCCAGCTGTTTTTAATTTCAATAAGTCTATTGTCGTATTCCTGTTGAGCGACGGCTTTGGCAGCTGCAATGTAACGTGCTCCGTCCTTCTCCAGCGTTAACCCGACAAGAGTTAATTGTTTTCCGGCAAGCTCGACTTGTTTCTGTAGTTCTTCTGTTTGAGCAGCGGCTCTTAAAGCGGGGGTCTGATCGGTTGTCGCTCCAGGGACTTTGATGGTTGCTCTAGGCTCATACTGTTTATAAAGGCGAGATACATCTTCTCGCTTTTGAGCCTCATTAAAGATTGTCATGCCACTAAGTATCCGCTTCTCTTGTCGTTTAACTTCGGCTTGATCTTCCGCGCTAAGTCCGGCAAAAATATCTGTTTGCCTAGCGGCCTCTCGACCAATCTGATTACTTATAGATACGACGTCGGCTAACCAGCT